TCCTTCAACTTCTGAAGGTTCTTCATCATATGGACTTTACTTATCGCAATACCATTCATGTACTGCGGAATAAGGCACTTATAAGGAGCATCGGCGTTTGACAGCGATGTCCAGTTTCTAGCTTGGTTGGGTACTTCACCCCACTTCTTCAGGAACTTACCTGCAATTAGGGTACCTTGCCTCCAAACCTTTATAGTCGTTTTCTTTATGTCCTTACCTTCAGCGTCAGGGGATGCCTTGTCAATCCTATCCTGACCAAACTGATCCTTATATTCTTTACGGGCTAGCGGCTTATAGTCCACCCAACACGCACGCGCAACCAACACTCGAAGGTCTCCACCCTCTTGTTTGAAGAATCTTAAGCCCCCATTATTATTGAGAAGACCAAAGTCATGTACCGTATTGGAATCGTGAGAGCTGCCCAAACTATAACTACGATAATCCTCGTAAGCCTGCTCAATCTCCTTCTTGGTTAGACCGAACTGATTTATCACGTCACCAATGGACATATATTCCATCTCCCCGAAGTAGGTAGAGTCGGACAAGAAGTCATCATTGGCATTCACGTCCCAAATCATATTGCGTGGATCTACCCGCTTAGTAACAGGTATTCCGTCTATGATCTCTGTACGGCAGAAGGCCATACCCATGATAAGAATATCAGAGAACATCTTGATACGCTGATAATCCCAATTGTTGACCCTAGCCAAATATTTCAGAATCGCACTTACAACGATCTCTGCCATGTCCTTATATTCCCGATCAAAGAAGTCGTCTAGCTCCTCCTCTGTCTGAGGCATAAATCCACCCTGCGCTTGCATAGGTGGCTGTAAGGCCATACCGAATTCCTGCTCCAAGTCCTGCGCAATCGGCTGAAAGCGCATGTCTATAAGCATTTCGGTTTTCTTCTGTAATTTTCTTGATTTTAGCTCTTTGTTGATTCCTTCTACGAATATTTCGTATTTCTTTTGGGAGAGCTCCCCAAGCATGATGTTTATCTTATTGTTTATGCGGTTGTAGTTCATCCACATAGCGGGTAGCGTGTCCCCGTCTTCAGCCTTTTGTAAAAAATCAAACTCCTCCCCGGTTTGTAATCCGAGATAGAAGTTCACGCATTCGTTAGCTATTGTGTATCTGTCGGCGTATCCATCAGCAACTGACCTATTAACTATAGCCTGTACAAATTGCTTATGGTAATCCTCTTTCTTCTCCGATTCCTTAATGGTAATAATAGGAAAAGAATAGGTGCTAGATAATGTCTTCACTCAAACGTTGTTGTTGTGTATGCCAGAATGTCAGTACAAGGACCATGCCAATTAGCCAGATTCTTGTGTTTTGGTTGGCGGAACGAACTTCTCGTACCGCATTATCTTTCCATTGACCATTTTATAGCCAAAGGTTGGAAGACGCTCATCTACCTTATCGTTTATAATAGTTCGCTTGTCGTCCTTCAGATAGATAAGTGCAATACCAAATGCCATGGCCTTATCCGTGTTCTTGGAGCCCCAAAGCATAAACTCTTCCAGTAGATCAGTGGATGGAATCCACTCGCAGTAGTTCGCCACGTACTCCTGTAACAACTGCCGGAGGTACTCCTTCACAGCCGGAGTCATTCTAATACCCGGGGTCTTGGATACGCTACCGAACATACGAGTAATACCGGTAGGAGTGAACGCCAGAAGGCTCTTAAAGCCCTTCGTATCCATTTCCGAAATCATACGGTATCTGTTATTCTCGATAAGCGCCTTACACTTATTATAATAAATAAGTGCCATTATGGCCTGATCGTAAAAATCCTCAGCTTTGTCCGGTCTGTCGGTGTATTCAAATACGACCTGTGGTGGCTCAGTACCGTGCCTACGCTTCATTATAAACATAGAGAGATCTGATGCCTCATCATACACATCGTCATGATCCGCAGGGTCAATACCAGCAACATAAATATTCTTTAGGTGTTCCTTGGGGTGCTCGTACACATTACACTTACCGTGTGGGGTTGGTACAAACTCTACTTCACCATCCTTATTTCGGCGGAAATAACCTGAGCGAACCTCTGCAGGATTCTCACGAAGACTGTGTAACTGAGTCTGGATACGTTCTCTGTAACCAATACCAGCCGCGTTCGTATAGTTAAAGGCATCATCAACACAGAGAGGGTATTTTTGGATAAATACGTTTAGGAGACTTTCATCCCCCGCTTGGGCCAAATTATGGCGCTCATATATGATCCATCGGATACACTCCTCTTTTAAGTCGTTTCCATATTCATCTACCGCCAACCCGTTCCAACCAGCAAAGAAGAATCGCTTCAGCTTATATACCTTGGCGTCCTTCCACATTTCTTTTAGATCCTTACCCTCCTTACCTACGTCTCCGGACGTACCGAAGATGATAGGCATACCAGCCCTTCGTGTCTCCTGCATCAAACAGTCGATTGTAAAGGTCCACATGCTACGTAAATTGGAAATCTTCCCAGCCTCATCACACACCCACTTATTAAGCATTCGACCCTCGTAGGCGTTGTCCGTAGGCGCGACCACCCAGATATCGGATTGATTACCCTTGGCCACCTTTACCTTAGTCACCGGATTGGTCTCGAACCAGCCAAACTTAATAAAGTTTTTGGCGTATCCAGCTGCGGTAGGGATCTGAAAGAACTCAGGCAAGTTCTCAAAAATGAACTTAACCTTAGCCAGAAGCAGCTGACTATCCACATCGGACTTACTATTAAGTCCAAGGTGACGGTGCTTGAAGAAAATGGCGTCATGAACTGCGTCGGCAGCAGCCTTCCAGCTCATACCAACACGACGTCTTTTAACGCAAAGAACCCCCCAGTCTTTTGATTTCTGGCAGGCCTCTAAGAAACTAAACCACTGATTATCTGCTTCCCGATATTGCGGCGATATTTTACCACCTGTAAGGTTCTCCATCTTACAATAGTTGAAGTAGAAGTACATCTTACCACACATACCATTATGGCCGTGAATGCAGCGCCTTCTCTCCTCCTTTACCCAAGCTAGCTTCTGTTCGGCTGTCTCAAAAACAGGCATCTTAGTCCGTTCTTGCTTTACCGTATTAACAGGTAAAGATGGCGTAATAGCCATCCAGTGAGCCACTTTCTCCTCTAGCTCGGGTAGGTATTTATCTTTTGGAACTGGCCGAAATTCGTCGTCGTCTTCGCCCTTTTCGACCAGCTCTAATAGATCGTGAATATCGTCTGAAAACTCAAACTGTGTCATTTACTTCCTTTAATATATCACTTACGAAGACTTTTAAATTTGTATTAGTACTGGTAAATGATTTCTTTTTAGCATTCCAATACCAATGTGGTAATTCACAATTAAGGCCCCTTTTTGTTACTTTAATATGTTTTAAAATATCACAGGCCTCATAAACATGTTTAGCCCGGCAATTAGCCGAGCCACATGATATATCTATTTTGTGATTACAGCATTCGCAAATACTGTACATTATGCTAATTCCTTTAAACTTTTAATTCTCTTAAAGCCAACATCTGCATGACGATTATGTTCTGTATCGAACAAATAGCAAAGGATACCAGCCTTGTTCATTCGGACGAAAGTATCAAACTTGTCATCAACGAATATATCAAGAGCCATTTCCTTGGCCACTTCGATCTTCTCTTCACTCTTCAGGACCTGAATTACAGGGACCTGTGGGAAACCGTTTTTAGCGATCCACTCCTTAGCCACACTGACGTCTGTCAGATCTCGGCTTGTGATATAACAAGTTGGCTCAAATGGGATATCCTCAGGCTTGGTCTTCACAGGTAGATTCTGCATGAACTCGGTGTAGTTAAACCCTTCCTTCTGCATGCGCTCTACGTGATCTTTGAATCCAAAGTACCAGCTGTTTGGCTGTTCTATTCCCGCAGCCTTACAAAAGGCTGGAACCCAGTCCGCCAACACGTCGTCGATATCCAGACCGATTCGCTTATCCTCTAAGTAGCTATGTGGCCTGTCATCAAACTGTGGCGCTATCTTATAATAGGCCTGTAGGAAGTGAACATTACACGCAATGTGGTCAATGTGCTTCTCACCGGTCTCTTCATCGAAATCAATACCCTTCTCAAAAGCTGACAAATGACGCTTCAATGAGGCTACAACTGACGACCATGACATTCCTTTCTCCCAATTCCGGGGTGCATACTTGATGCTGCCCTTGGTCAATATTTTAACAATTCCTTCAGTTCCGACAGGATGAAGGAGATCGTAACGTAATTTGCCTTGGTTAAAGCGTAGGCCCGCTTCTTTCTTTTCTGACATAATAAGTTTAATAAAGTTTAATAATAAATAAGGTGGGGGGCTCGGTAACGCAACTTCCCCTGTACCATCCGATAGTTTTGCAGGACACCCCCCTTCAGGCTAGGAACCCTTAATCTTTTCCTCTTTTGGCATCACCACTCGCATGTAAGCCCCGCAGTTCTGACATTGCAGTTCCTGCTTCTTAAGCCCGGCAGCGGTTACTCGTATACCGTTTTTCTTTACCTTCGTAGAGCCACAGTGCGTGCAGGAGCAGTTCCTATCCTCTCCGTTCAACGCCCCGTGATGTGGATGGCTCTTCATGTACGGACGCAATCTAAGGTACACAGCCTCCAAGCGAAGTACGTCGACTTTGTTATACTCGACCATCTCCTTTAGGGCCTTCTTTGAACCTTTCATTACGTCTAGCCAAAGGCCATACTCCACGTGTATCTTTCCTTCTCCTATCAGGAATTTGGAAAGGTAGTCCAATCTATTTGATGTGAATGCCGCTATCTTCTTAGCTTCCTTAAGAGTGTCCACTGTGGGAATCTTAGGAAGTGGGGGAAGGTTATGGAAAATAAGACGAGCATTTAGCTTCTTAATATCGAACCTATCCCCGTTGTGATGAACTAGGACATCAGCACTGGCGAGCACTTCTCTAAGTTTTTTTACGACTTCGTAATCGTCGCCTACATTATCTACTTTTACTGCGTGCACGGTGGTCTTATCAATCTCCTTCCATGCTCCGCAGATTATTGTCCAATCTTGGATTATATTATCGTGAGACAGGTACTTTGGGTACAAGTCCCAAGTATTAGCAATTATTGGGGTAGTCTCTATATCCCATACGATTATCTTACTCATTAGTCCTCTAGGGCTTTTAGGATACGACCGTACATAGCGTCGTACAGAGCAGCAAGATCGTCGATTGGTTTATTTTTGAAATGTGTCAGGAGGGTTAATGTGGCCTCCAATGCTCGCTCGCGTTCCATCGAGCTCGCACGAGGCTGCTGAGGGCGTTTGGCTGACAAGTGACCATTCATTAAAACTTTGAGAAGATCGGTTCCGGTCCGTATTACTGCGGCTTCGCCAGACTCTTCTTTTCTAAGGTTTTCCCAGAGATCGCTGTTCTCCGATTGCATCCACTCAAGGACCTTGGTGCGATCTTCATCTTTAATGGGAAGTGTGATATAATTGGTAGGAGTGACAACTTCTATGTTGAAGCTGTATTGATTGTATTCCCCTTCCAAAGTTTCCCCAAGGTATAGGCCATCCAATCCCTCTTCATTATTCTCTCGGCCGATATGGATTCTATACCCTTGAGGATCTTTGAGTATCCGATAGACACGCCCTTCGGTGGGGTGCCCGTTTAATTTCTCTACGTAGCTCGGAGAGTCAAATTCGAATCTGTGCACGAAGCCCACTAGGACGTCGTACTTGGAATCTGATTCCTCCTCTTGTTTCTTCTTTCTCGCCATTCATTTTAAAGTTGTTTAAATAAAAACTCTATAAAGTCCCAGTACTTATAGATGCAATAGCTCATTGCAAACAGCGTGCCACGAACCAAAAGCCCTAAGTACCATGGTAAAAACTGCCAAATACCGTCAGTTTTGCTGGTAGTACCCAGAAAGAACGGATTTTTTGTCAGATAGATACCCATTATGTAGTCAAAGAACATGACAAATATTCCGACTGACAGAAGGTAGGACTGCCAAAACGTCTGCTTTCCGACAAACAGGTAATCTAGGAGAGCTACCAGTGCCATCATGACAGCACGAATTATGACGTCCCGCGTCTTTTTGTCACGTTCGTCTTTTCGCCATTCCTTAACATCGGCCACAATTTCATAGATTGTGGGCACGGCAAGTAATAATAGACTACTCCACATCTTCTTCCTCTTCGTTTAGTTGTGCCAACAGTGACAGATTCCCAAGTACCACTTCCTCATCGGCGGTCTTTGTCTCGGCCCCAACATCGGTTACCTCGTCCTCTCTACGGTCTAGAATGTCCTCTAACTCTTTCTTAGCCTTCATGAGCGCGGGGAGCTGTAAGGAGAACTTAACCGCCTTCTCAAGCTCCTGTACCGTCTTCTGTGGCTTATTATTCAATTCCCGAATATCACCGATTAGCTTAGACAGGCCCAGTAGGGACTCATAGTCCTCATCCTTCTGCATAGTCTCGTACTTCTTACGGGCCTTC